GCGGGTGCTGTCGGTTTCTACGTCCTCTCCGGCCAGCGGCTTAAAACCGCATTTCGGACAGATGTAGACGCCGGCGGGTTTCATGAAGTGGCATTCAGGGCATTCTTTCGGGAGTTTCTCTTCGCGTTCTTTGGCTGCCCGCGCTGCAGCCCCTTTCATGCCATCGTTTTTAGACGGTAGTTCGTCGTATTCAATGGCGTCAGGGAAGCCGAGGCGATGCACGGTACCACTGTGATCAAAAATCAGGCAGGCATCTTTCCCAGGTGCAGTTCGCAGTCCGCGGCCAATCGCCTGCAGCCAGCGGATTTCACTCTTTGTCGGCCGGGCGTAGATAATGCACCGAACATCGCTATCAAAACCGGCTACCAAAACACCAACACTGACGATTATTTTTGTGGCGCCAGTCTCGAAGCGGTGAATCATCACCTGCCGTTCTTCGTGGGGTGTTTCTGCGACCATGACCTCAGCGTTAATACCCGCCTTGTTAAACTGCATGGTTACAAAGTTTGCGTGGGCCTTGTTAACGCAGAACGCCACCGTAGGAAGGTCACGACCATGACGAAGCCAGTTATCGACGATATCGCCCACCAGGTCAGAACCGCACATGATTTCCGCCAGCTGGGACTCGTCGTAATCAGTACCGAACTCCATAGATGGCTTCGTTTCTACCCCGCTAAGATCCGGTTTTGTTGGGGCGAAAAATTCGTACTTACTGAGGTCACCACGCTGGATCAATTCGCCAATCGTCGTTGGCTTAATCAGGTGTTGATAGTAATGGCCCAGGAACGGCGCAAAAGGGGTACCAGATAAACCGATAACTTTCGCTTTTTTCTCCGCTGTGATCCGTTCGATTTCTTTCAGGATACGGCGTTTACGCAGGTGCGCCTCATCGACAATAAGCAGATCGATGTTTTTGGGAAATTCACGCCTGATGAGCGTGTCAGCGCTCGCAATCTGGATCAGCAGATTAGGGTCATAGTTAGGGTGATCACGCCAGATAAAACTAATCTGGTCTTCCGGCAACCCGTATTCTGTAAAGCGCTGGGCGGTCTGGTTAATCAGGATCGTATACGGGGCGACAAACAGAACACTCATACCACGACTAACCAGGCCGGCGGCGATAAACGCAGCCAGGCCTGTTTTGCCGCTTCCGGTCGGTGCGTAGACCATGAAGGAATCGTGCGCCTTCCAGGTGCGCCGCAGCATGTTAAGCCCACGTTCCTGTGCAAAGTTCGGTGTGATGTTAAGCATTGTCAGCCCTTTTTGAGTTCTACTTTTCCAGGAAGAAACCTTCCCTACCTCTTATCGGGATTACGTGTACCAGTTTGCTAGTGCACCGCTCTTTTATGGCTCTGCTTTCAAGATCGGTACCTACCTAACCCATGTACCTGTCTATTGGAAAAGGACGCTATTCCTGCCCTAACTCCCAACTCCCCCCAAACCCCCCTCTTCCCTCTTCCCCATCCCATGTACTCGCAAGCTGGTACGCAGAACAAAAAACAGTCAAGGTGGTTACCCTGCTATCACCCGGCACCTTTAATCCCGGTAACAATCGGATCGTTACTGTGATCCGGCCAGGGGTGGCTGGGTCGTATACCCCTGCAGTGCGTGTCCGTGTGCATCCACGAATCTGCGAAGCCTCACATTGGCTTCATGCCGAGCTCGGTTCTCCTGTCGGAATGAAACGGGCTCGGCGTTAAACTCAATTTCGTAAACCTCTGAATACTTCAGAGCTATTTTCCGGCGCAGTGATGAAGGCAATCTCAACAACTGCTCCTGTATCCACTGAGCATCCGCCTGGCAGTAAAGCGCTGGCATTTCAACCCTGACGAAATCCTGTTGCATTGCTTACTCTGCCCGCTTCGCAATGAGGTAAAAAATCCCGCTTATTGGGTCATACCTGATGCTACGTGGCAGCAACTTCAGGAAGTAGCGCGGATCAGGCATAGCGGTTGACTGTTGTGACATGTCACACCTCTGCAGTTCGTGGCATCCCATCAAGCTCGCTTGGATACAAGTCAGGGCGAACCTGATGAGGGGTAATGGCCCAGCCGACAAATTCGCAAAGTTTCAATACAAAGCGAGCAGGGATTACAGACTTAGCAAACCACTGATTCACTGCCTGGGGAGTTACTCCCAAGCCTTGAGCAATCGCTCTTTGGGAAGTAATGGCACACAATTTCACCCGAATCTCTTCGTTCATAAACCACCATCAAGTTAAACTTTATTTGAATGAGTCTATATCAAGATTTAATTAACATGCAAGAAGTAAAACCATGCGTTAAACTTGAGATCAAGCATTGCTTTAGATAATGGCTTTAATGAAACTTTTGGAGAGATACAGTGGCCACGGCAAACATGATTCAAGAACTTCTGAAGGAAAAAGGGTGGAGTAAAGCCGAGCTGGCTCGTCAGTTAGGGGTTAGCACGCAGACGGTTGTCTACTGGACGAAGGGAGACACTGTCCCAAGGGGTAAGAGATTAGCCCAGCTTTCTGAAATCAGTGGTTACCCACAATCCTGGTTTCTGGGTGAGGGACAACCCGCCACCTTCCCTGCGTCCGCTCAAAAAGGAGATACTGATAGCGTTAAATTCAAAGTATTAGATATTGAATTCAGTTGTGGTGATGGAGTTAGCGTGAAAAGTGACTTCATTGATGTGGTCCGCTCCATAGAGTTAGACCCCGAGTACGCTCGTCAAGTTGTAGGCAACAGACCCTTCAAGAACATTGAGATTGGCAATGCCAGGGGTGATAGCATGTCGCCAACAATAGCACCGGGTGATTTATTATTTCTAGATAAAACAATAACATACTTCGATGGTGACGGGATTTATGCTTTTTGTTTTGAAGGTGAATGTTATGTAAAGAGGCTGCAAAAAATAGGCAGCAAAATTGTAGTATTATCTGACAACTCGAATTACCAATCTTGGAGCATCGAGAAGGATGCCTTGGATATGCTCTACATCCAGTCAAAAGTTATCTCATCAGTTCCTTTCAACATTAACAGATTCGGTTAATTATTGATAGACAACGGGCTTTTGCCCGTTCCTCCCTTTTAAATCTACCTATACCCAAAAAAATAATCAAGTTTAACTTGACTGCATAAAATCATAAAGCTAACCTCTCACTATCAAGTTTAACTTGATTTAGTAAGCGCTCAATACTTGTGTGAGGTGAACAATGAAAACTCCAATCCAAATGCTTGAAGTGTTTGTATCAGACATAATAGAAAACACTGTTCTTCTGGAGGAGATCTATAAAAAAAGTAACGAGAATTACGAAACGGATTGTTCTATAAACAGCCTAATTCGTTCAATGCAAAAGACCGTAGATAACATGAACGGATATATTAAGAGTCATATTAATTCAGTCAAACCCTGCATACATGTAGCGGACAGAAACGATCTGACTGATGATATATTCGATGTGATTCTTACTGCTAAAAAACTTGAAGCAGTCGCGCAAACTTATAGTGAGTCTTTTTTTACTGACGAGGACAATGACAACCCCGCGTGCCATATGTCAGCTGTGATATTTGACTATGCTCGTGAACTTTGCACTGATCTTAAGGCTATCGAGAATAAAATAGGCTAATTACGAAACCAGTTTAGAACGGCCTTGGGGTGCCGGGGGTTCTTGCCCCCTAAATATTGCGAGGTATTTGTTATGAGTTTCATTATTGACCGCAACGCATATAAAACCGCCCTGCTTTATGCAGCTAACGGGCACGAAATAATAGCAGGCCTTTATCTGCGTAAAGCCTACGGGAGGTAATTATGGGTATGCAGCGCCGCCAAGATATTCAGTGCGTCACCATTAAGGCTGAGCAACTTAACTTCCTTATGCAGACAATTTTCACACATCACAAGGACTTTGACTACCATCAACTTGATGGGGTTTTAGGTCTTGCATATGACCTTGCTGGCGAGGTCTATTCATGGATGGAAAAAGAGGAAAAGATTGTACAGCAAAATGAAGAACACAAAAGAAGGGGTAATTAGATGAGTAACTTAATTACTACCTATCGCCGCCGAATTTTAAAAGCAGCCTTGTTACGCCACCAGCGAAAGACTGGGAGTAGCTTACTTGTCATTAAGCTTAACAAGGGTGGGATTAGTACTATCGAATTAACTGAGATTCTTCTTGATGGATTGTTGCGGAAATTCGAGCGACTGGCGCTCGGTGAGTACGGAAATGTGGAAGGTGTGAAAGCTCTTAAGGGAATTTACAGCAACTCTGTTGATGTTAATGGCAGCGGCGAATTCCTCACAGAAAGCGGGAAAGAGTTAATCGACGAGCTTATTTCTGAACTGGTTGAGTTCGTCAAAAAGCAGAAACCAGTTACTGCGGAGTCCGGCAATGAATAACCAGCAAACAATGCTCTATCAGGGTGTGCTGATCCCCCGCCCCGTGTTGAACGTGGATCTGCATGTCCTCCCTGATTTTACCGGGCGGGTAGTCGTGCACATCGAGAACGGGAGGGTGATATGCGACCGCCAGCTGTTCGACGACGAGCACATTTGCACACTGGCCACGTTTATCGAAATGGCGCGCGAAATGGAACTGAGATTTGAGGAGGTAGCTGGTGGCACTGACAGCGATACGAATTCCTGAGAGGGTTCACCTGCAGGCGCTGCAGGTCCTGCTACGGTATCGGCGCCGGCGGATATTCCCGCGGCGAATGCGCCGCACCGGCTACCTCAGCCTGAAGGTTAACCCACGCTGGCGCCTGTTATCGAAAGACGATGGCCGGAACTGGGAAGTTATGAGTCATGAAACCTATAACCGGGAGAAAGACAAATGATTGACAACAGAACTGTCAGCGCCATTGACCTAGCGTTACAAAAGCACCCAACGCAGGTTGGTGATCTGTTCGCCGCGATCCGCCACGGACGCATGAAGCGGTGCTTCAGCCGGGATACCGCAATTCGTTACCTGGCGTTCTTCATGACCTCCCGAGCTTTTGGGCGTTCTGGTTTCAAGCAGCGTTATCCGGACGTGCAGGTAATTCATCCACTGAATCCAGAACTGAGTAGCTGGCAACGTGGCGCCGTGACCATTGAGTATTTCAACGCCCACCAGCGCACCGTTCGCCGGCTGCGTCGCATCCTCGCCCGCAAAAGAGAAATGCAAAAGTGGTGCAAAAAATGGGATGCCATGCACGACCGCTACGTGAAAGAGCGCGAAGAACTGCAGGCCTGTAAACCAGCAGAGGTGCGCAATGCTTCAGAACATGCTTAACCCGGAACCAACCTCAACAGGGATCCGGTCTGGAAACCGGGTGATTGGCTACTCCGCTGCTATTCGCCTGCTGGATAACGGTCGCTATGACAAACACCTTGCCGATGGAATGGAAATTCTGGCCTGCATCATGGAAGCGGTAGAAAGCAACTGGATAACGCTCAATATCGAAAAAGAGTTGATCCTCTGGCGCTGGCTACTGGCTGCCGTGTTCATCACTGAGGAGCTGGAGAAAAACGGAACTGTCGACGTTCCGAATGATACTGGCGGTGTTGATACTGCTGTTATCTATTCCAGCAAGCATGGCGCCATTAGCATCTATCCGGGACCTGAACGCTTTGCACTCGCCAACCATATTGAGCTGGGGGCAATCGAGAAATATGGGCCAGAGGTTGGCCAGCAGCTGGCGCTGCGGATGTATCAGGACATGGTTATTGCTGACGAAGAATTTGGGTTCAGGTTATCAGCACTTGGCCGGGAGGGGCTTAACCTCCTCCATGACAGCTTTATCGAACACATCCAGATCGAAGGTGTGCCAGAAGCACCGATTATGCATTGAGGGGAATGATGATGAATAACTTGATCACTAACAAACCATCCATGACCAGCCTTGAAATCTCCGAATTAGTTAATAGTCGTCATGACAGTGTGAAACGTACCATTGAACGGCTGGTAGATGCTCGCGTTATTGTCCAGCCACCGTTGGTGGACGAACCCGGAACAGACTCTATGGGGCGTCCGCGGACAATGCAGGTATTCCGCTTCACAGATGAGCAAGGCAAACGCGACAGCATCATCGTGGTCGCGCAACTCAGCCCCGAGTTTACCGCCAGGCTGGTAGATCGCTGGAAAGAACTGGAAGAGGAGCGCTCGCGTCCAAAATCACAGGCCGAACTGATCGCAGAAATGGCCCTTTTGAATCTCGAGCAGGAACGCCGGCTGTATCAGGTAGAAGAACAGGTTGAAACCGTCGCGGAAGCTGTCGAAAACATTAAGCGTGGAAATATGCGGGCCGGGTATGTCGGTTATCGCCAGGTGGTCGCAAAAAGCGGCATGACCGATGCCAAGTGCCGAAACCTTGTTAACGCATACCGTATCCCAACCGATACGCACGAGTTCATGACGCCTGATGGTCTGCTGTCTCGCCGGGCGATCGTGGAGTTTGAACCTTTTATGAAAGCATTCCGCCAAATGATGGCAGAAGCCGAACCACGTGGGGCCCGTTGGTATCACCCGAAAATGGGGCTGTTTCAGGCTATTGGGTGGGAGGAAAAACATTGTGAAGGTTGAGTTTAATGATCAAGGGTCGGTTTCAGTTATCACGGTCACCAGCTCTGTATTTGAGTTCCGCCGACACAACCGGGCGATTGATGTGGCGTTGCTTCTCACGCCTGAAATGACCAGCCAGAGCAGCGGTTTTTTCATTATGAAAACGATCTTAAGCGGGAAAACACATCACGTGCTGCGGGCCTACAAGCATCTGCTCCGGGAGGCTAAGCGATGAGTAATATCACCGAGCTGGCGCAGAGAGAGAAATTCGAAGCGTGGTGGGAACGCACTCAGCATAACGGCAGTCCTCCACGCTTTGGCTGGGAGTACTGGCGCGAAGGCGAAGGCTATAAGGTTGACGATGACGACTCAGAGCTTGACGGAATGTGGGAGGTATGGAAAGCGGCCAGCGCTGAGCTGGTTGAGGCGCTGGAATCAGAGAAAAGGATTTGCTCTACGTGGAGAAAAACAGCTAAGTCGACCGGTGAAAAGCTGGAGAAGGCGCAGCAGCGCATTATTGAACTTGTTGCTCGGAAGGAGAAACGACTGCCCGTGCCTTACGCCTATTTGCGAGAGAGCGACGGACAAATCCAAATCTCTATAGGTGCTGAGCGCCCTAGCGACCGCTCAGGGGGCTATGCCACCCCATGGTTTCCCATCTATACCGCCACTGGCATCAAGGTGGAGACAAAGTGATGGACTGGCCTACGGCGTTCAGCATCGTCGGTTGTGCGTTTGCCATAGCCTGGCTGTTTCGGAGTTAGTGTCATGAATAGAGAATTTGAGATATGGATCAGACTGCGCTACGGCGGCCGCTATGACCTGACGCGAGACGGTCACGGCTACTACAGCCGGGAAGTAGTTAAGCGGATGTATGAAGTGTGGTGCCACTGTCGTGGCCTGGAAGTGGTGTGAGGTGAGTAATATGGTAGACATTGAAATGATTGACGAGGAAGAGGCGATGCGGATGATCCGAGTATCTTCACGCGTGACCATCCGGAAATACACCGAGCGCTATAATTTCCCCAAGCCGGTCCGGACCTACCCTAAACAGTATCTGCGCTCTGCTATTGTGGAGTGGATCTTAAACGGGGGTGTCAACCAGAAATCTTCCTGATATGCCAAAATATCTTTTCAGCATACAGATCATAGGCGTCTTTCTGTTCGGCAATCCAGTCATGCTTGTTATAGACAGAAAGCACGCCGCCCAGCTCATGCCCCAGCATTTTTTCGATGACGTGCGGGGCAACCCCCTCTTCGGATAGTCGGGTTGCCAAGGTGCGCCGGAAATCATGTGAAGTAAACTCACCAAACCCCAACGAGTCTTTGATTCTTCTCAGAAATTTATTTGCACCAGAAATAGTTATAGGGCTTTTCAGGTCCTCGCCCGGGAAAAGTATATCCCCATACGTCATTTCAGCTTTTTTCAGCAAATCATCTGCCGCGGAGAAAATTGGGCGCCTGATAATTTTGTTGGTTTTGCTTTTCTCTGCTGGAACAACCCATAACCCCTCCTCTCGGTCAAATTCCCCCCTGATAGCCAGCCGAAGTTCGCTATTCCTAGCGCCGTACAGCATTAGCAGTTGATGAAGCAATCGGTTAGAAGTTGACCCACGACTTCTTTCTATAGCCATCCAGATTTTTGCAAGCTGGTTATAGCTGAGCGTGGTCTCCCCAATCACAGGTTTAACACCGATGTCTTTCGGCTGCAAAAGCATGAGTTCGGTTGTGCTAATGAACTGTCGGCGCGTACACCACCCAATGGCGGACCTGAGCTGTATCAATAAATGCCGGGCTCGGCGAGGGTTGATTTTCTCTTCTTCGGTAAACCTCTCTACCCACAAGCGGACAGGGATATCCTCAACCGGAATACCGGAAAAAGCGTCGCGCATGTGCTTTATAACCGTTGACTTATAAAGCGCTATAGTCTTAGCCCTTAGAGTTACATCAACGTAATTCTCCTTCCAGTAATCCAGACAATCCTTCACCGTTGGCTTACTGTTGGATTTCTTACCGCCAGCCAGCGTTCGGGGGTCAATGCCTTTGTCTGCCGATTCCCTCAGGTCTGCAACGATATTGCGGGCATCGCGCAGCGTCAGCGCTGGGTAGCGCCCAAGCCCCATTCGGTTCTGCTTTCCTTCCCATCGGAACCTAAACTGAAAGCTGATCACGCCTTTGGGGGTTATGCGAACTCCAAGCCCGTCAGAATCCGTAATTTCAGCAGGCCCAGAATATGGTTTACCATAGATAGAGCGAAGCTTTGTGTCACTGATTGCCATGTTAGTTTTCTGTACTCATCACTTTGGTATTTTATGTACTTATTCTGTACTCAATATCGCATGAACGAACATAAACAACAATATCAAATCATGTACAACCATGCGCGACAATTGGCAGCACAACTAAAATAATAATAAAAAATCATATACATAAACATCTAACCGTATTCATTCTTGTCTGAACAATCTCAACCATGTGCAAAGCCCACACCTTGCCGAAGATTACTTGAACAAAATTATAACTAGCTGATTTAAAATAAAATTAATTAATAATTACCTAAAATATGTACTTAATTATGTACTCACAAACCTAAACAATCCATTTGACTAGTAATCATCTCTCGCTGAATACTGTATATTCAACCAGCACAAAGGTGATTATCATGCGTGTAGAAATCAGCATTGCCAAAGAGAAAGCCGCGAAAATGCCAAAGGGGTCAATGGAGGCCTTGAAAGACGAAATGACCCGTCGAATCAGCAAGCAATATGACGACGTTGAAGTGATCGTGAAAACGGCCAGTAATGATGGACTGAGCGTTTTGTGGGCGACTGATAAAGAAATCGCCAAAGAATTTGTAGAGACCACTCTAAAAGACGCTTGGGAGACGGCTGACGACTGGTTTGTGCGTTGATCGGTCTATATAATCATTCGCGGTGATCTCCTGCCTGAGTCACTACCCCCACCAGGCAGCAGCATACATTAGCTGCCGGGTGGGCCTATGTGCAACACACTTTGAACTATTCACTAAATGAGCTGCCTGAATAATAACCACTATTAATAAGGTTCACTATGACTACTCTTCTGATCACCTCAAGCGTTGTATTTGTCATCCTCGCACTATTTACCATAAGCGTCATAAAACTATGGATTGGAGTCTCCAACAACCCTGACTAGCACCATCAGAGCCCCTCCCCATCCCTGCCATCATCCACAGCCTGTTTTCGCAATGGTCAGGCGTCTTATCGACGAAATACGTTTGTTTCCGCGCTGTCCAGGAGTTAGCTTCCACCTCTGATAAGTGGATGCCGCGCCGGCGCAGAGGGTTGACAAAGTCACTGGTGCGTAGGTACTGATACCCTTTCGGGTTGCGAGAGATAGAGGCGCAGAACGCCTCCCTGATTTTGTGCTGGAGCATGGTAGCCTCCTGGTCAATACTGGTTGCGCACAAAGTAGTTTTATCCGAGAGGAGAATCAATATAGGTTCTGGCTATCAATTTATGTCATTTCCGTAACGTATTGATGTAACGAGTAAGGTAAGTCTTAAAGTGTTATCAGCCTTTAGCTGTTTGATGGATTTGCGAACAATGAGAGTTTAAAATTTTTCCGCTATGGCAATACCTTCATAGCAAATTGCTCACCTGCGATCTCTTGCATACGGTTCGCAGTTGAGCAAACTTAACCGGCTGGAAAATATTTATAAATCGTCTTCACCCTCTCATATCACATAGGCCGCCGATCCAATGTTTTAACTGCTCAGACCAGAAATATCTGGAAGCTTTGGGCGCCTTCTTAGAAGATAGGGGTGTGCGAAGACGCACACAGCAATGATGTTATGTAGTATTTTCCCCTTGAGTGTGCCTGCTCAAGGGGATTTTTTATCGCCGTATTGTACTGGCAAATATTTGTAAATAGTCTTCACCCCCACGCCTGTCACATCGGCCACACGCGACTGGACAGGCGGTTAGTCCGGTATGTTTCTCGCGCTACTACTGCTTACGTTAACGTCTGGTAATGATCTAGCGGCGAGACGTAAAGCGGCGTTGAAAGCAATTATAGTGACCGGCCGGCGATGGTACTTCACACGGTTAGAATGACTCTGAAATAAATAAACATCTTCTGGATAGCGTTCTCTTCTACGAGCAATCATCGCCTCCACTGGAGGGGTTGATTCAACACGTAGCTCCTTCAGGTGACCCTGTTTTCGTATCAGTATCAAGTCACCATCAATATCATCATATCGAATACTCAGCAGCCTTCCAGCGCTTAAACCCGTGTGAAAAATTAACGCCCACAAGTCAGCCCATGTATCTGAGATGGAAACAAGATTGCTGTTAATAGTTAAAAATTGCTCAAAACTTATTGTTTTCTTACCGTTCACGAACAAACCAAACTGTTTTCAAAGCTGAATGAATTGATTAAGCCAAACGTAACATATCAGGAAAAGTAGTGAAATCTTTGTCTTCAAGTCGCCGGGAGGTACTTGTAGATTGTTTTCACGTCCACGCCTGTCACATCAGCCACCTGCTGCCGGGTAGCGCCGTTCTCCAGCATTCTGCGGCACTGCTCCACCACATCTTCAGTCATTACCCGGCGACGGCCACCGACTCTCCCCTGCTCCCTAGCAGCGGCTAAACCGGCGCGGGTACGCTCGACGATCAGCTCGCGCTCCATTTCTGCCAGGGCGCTCATGACGTGGAAGAAAAAGCGTCCCGCAGGCGTCGAGGTGTCGATGCTGTCAGTCAGGCTGCGGAAATTCACCCCGCGCGCCTGCAGCTCCGACACGAGTGTAATCAGGTCACGCACGCTTCGGCCCAGTCGGTCAAGTTTCCAGACCACCAGCACATCACCCGGTCGCAGCCGCCGTAAGGCGCGCTTTAACCCTAGCCGCCGGGCATTCTTCCCGCTGGCCATATCCTCGAAAACCAGCTCACATTCTGCGCGGATCAGCGCGTTTTTCTGTAAGTCGAGGTTTTGATCCCCGGTTGATACCCTCGCATAGCCAATCAGCACTATCTAACTCCTTGAAATAGCTGATTGTAAAAAGCCGCGGCGATTCGCTCAAACCCTCGTTTGGGCGAACACCGTTTTGGAGCAAAAAACATGGCCTTTGATCCGCCACTTGGGAGCACGTCGCCCGCGGTGCTGCTCGATAACGCCACTCGCCTGGACGAACTCGTTAACGGTCCGGCCGGTACGGTTAACGACCGTGCCGGGCAACCGCTGGACTCCTGGCGCCTGATGCTGCAGACATTCGCGGCAATCGTAGAAAATACGCGGGAAAACCTGATCCCTCTGGGAAAACAATATACAGACCTGTCGAAAGCCCAGGCGGATATCGCAAACATTCCTGATGGTGCAGTGATCTATGTACTGAGCGCGCTCAGTGACGTTCTGGCTGATGAGTATAAAAATATCAGTGGTGTACTCACGACCACCGGCAAACAGATGGCGGCAAAGGGCTATACCGATAATGTTATCAACAGCCTGAAATCGTCTGGCCTGATCCCTGAAGTCATGAACCCGGAAACCGGTTATGTACTGGCGTTTCGCGATCCGGAGTCGAAGCGTTCCTGCATCCTCGTAACCGTTACGGGCCAGGTTGAAATTCCCCTGCTGCAGTACCAGAACGGGTCGATTGAACGCCCGGCGTTGCAGGAGGAAATTCAGCGGTTAATTCCCATGACCCTTGATCCGTCCACCGGATACATTATGGCCTGGATAGATCCTGTTACCCGCCGCATGGCGTTGCGGGTTTCGGTGAGTGGTGAGGTTGATATTCCGCTGCTAAAAATCGCAGACGGTGCCATTGAACCGGAGATGCTGTCACCAAATCTGCAGGGGCTGGTCCCCGTTTACCTGACTCCGGACAGTGGCTATGTCATGGCCTGGGTTGATCCCGTTACCCGGCGCTGTGCGATGCGGGTTACCGTTACGGGCCAGGTAGAGATTCCGCTGCTGGCGATTGGTAAAAACGTCATCACAGCCGACAACCTCACCGATTCATTACGCGGGTCGCTGATGCCGGTAGCTCAGGACGTCGTGAGCGTTTATCCCGATGCAATACGATCACGAATTGCAGAACTTACAGCCCGTACCAACGACAAAGACGGATCGGGATGGGTTCCTTTGTCATCCCATATCTGCCGGGCATTGTACGGTGTGAATACCACCGGCACGGCGCTGGAATATCGGCGGTCGTTCGGCCTCAAAGTTGCCGGTAAGGCGCAGGGCGTTCCTTTTAATCCCGGTTCAGTAGCCTCCATCACCCGCAGGGGACGACTGACCAGCCCGACGATATCAACACCCTCCGGCACGTTTTCAGCAGGCGACTATTACAGCTACGAGGCATATAACACCAACTCCAGCGTTTCGGAAACTGCGCCGGGAAACTGGAACGGGCAGAACGTCTATCTTGGCGATCTGCTGGTCTATGACGGCACCAGCTGGAGTATTCAGCGCTCACCTGGCTCTGGAGCAGCGCGAAAGAACGATACCTGGTATCTGGTCACCTCGGACGGGACATTTGCAGGAATGACGCTCTCTCCTGGTGACGCGCTGTTATTCCTGACCTTACAAACTGCAGGCGGCGGATTTCTGCAGCCACAATTTGCCGTCCTGAACTCCACCAGTGATCTCCTGCTGTATGGGGGGGAGTTTTCCCCGGCTTCAGGGCTTCCTGGCTCAAACCGCCCGAATGTCCTCTACCAGGCATCAGCTGGCGGGAGCGCTGGAGGGGAAACGTATGTCGCTGGCGATTACGCCATCTTTGATGGTGTTAACTGGGTGAGGATCGCCGGAGAACCAGTTTCAACGGTTGCTGCCGGACAGAGTATCAGCCTGCGATGTGCTGCGAACGCGGATGAATGGGAGTTCAGGCGTGCGGATAAAGCGGCGACGTCGGTTGCAGTGCGGATGAAAGCACAGGTTGCTAATGCTATGCGTCAGGGGATCTGCCAGAAGCTGCTGCTGATCGGCGACTCGATGTTTGGCAGTGGTTCCTCTGGCACAACGATTATCGCGGCGACTGGCCGTATTGGAGAGGTCCGCTCATATGGCGGCTCCACGTCAGATCAAGTGGTGGGGATGCTCCAGCAAGAGGCTTTATCCTGGGGCGATCGCTGGGCTGGGCAGGTAATAGGCGCATGGCATGGGCAGAACAATCAGCCGACGACAGATCTGGGGGCCGCCCAGGTACGTGAGGCGTCCATAAAGCTGCATAAGCTGGCCTGGGCGATGTTCATTCGCGTGCTGTTCCTTACTGTAATGGGGCAACGTCAGGCGACATGGAACGGCGTGCGGATGGTTTATACGCAGCATGAAAATCAGTTTGCCAGAACCGGCCCGCTCTATGAGCTCACGGAGTGGTATCGCCGAATGTTCCCCGAACAACACGCCGTAGTGTACGAGATCATGTTGTCTGCGGCGACGGATGCCATAGACCCGACTTTCCCTGGTATGACTGAAAAACAGGTTGCCGCGAAATATGGCGTGCTGCCGTGGTCATTTTTTGCCAGCGCGCTGATGCCCTCAGGACTCACAACCAACATGCTGACCTACCAGGGAACCTGGAGTAACGCCGGGACGCCTTCCGGTGGCTCACATGCTGATTACTATCTGCGGATTGCAGCCGGTACGGTGGGAAATGTCATCGTGAATAACAACGGCTCCTGGTCAGAAATTGCCATCGATATCACCCATCTCAGCCAGGCCGGAGGCCAGGCGCTGGCGTTTGGCGGTGCGGGGTTTGACCTGGGCGCAGGATACACGCCGATCCCGGCACGGGACGGCATTGCTGACATACTGAACAACAATTATTTTTTCAAATGAGGTGAAGAATGGGACAGGTTGTTAATCTCTATGGGGCGAATTTCACGGATTCCCGATTGCCGATCCTCTACAACTATCCGGGGCTGAATCCCGGATCGTTGTTTTTGCTGGACGCCGTGATGATAGACCCCGATTTCAATTTCTCTGCAACCGGGACAACGGTATATACCGATAACCTGGCGGCAGAAGTGGCCGCAGAACTGACAGGGAAAACCGCGGCTGATTTGCAGGTGGCATGGAATAACACGCTGGTCACCACCGGCTCTGCGCCGGAGGCGAAATTTGAAAGGACGGCAAAAGGCGGGATACATGGCATCCTGTCACTGGTGAATCAGGTGTCAGGTCACCGTGGGCGGTTTACCTGCCCGGGCATCATGCCGTATGTGGCCGAACATCAGCACGATCATAAATTCCTGCTCGTTATGCACTATCAGGTGACCCGCGTCGGCAGTGGGACGCCTGCAACGCAGACCACTGAGGTGCTGATTTCGTCACAGACGTCCCCATCAACGAACCGCCTGATCGTAGCCCGTTTACCGAACGCGGTTTCTGCGGGTCCGGCGCAGTTCAGCCTGCAGTCGGATAAAAACGGAACTGACTTTACAGAGAATATTTATTATCAGGATATGCCTGTGTGGGGGGCGGCGTCGGGTTTCGGCGCGCTGGTGAATAATAATTGCAAATCGTTTGTAATGTACCGGACGCACCTGATTGATATTGACGCATCCGGGATGGCACTGGCTGATATTGTGGCAGCAGAGCAGCGGCTGTTTAACGCCAACTTTAACGCTGGGGGGAAATACGCGGGGGACACCATACCTACCAGCCCATCGGCGCTGCCTTAAACCTGCTGCACTCAGCCGGGCAAGAAAAATCTGGAAACACCAGGAATTTTCTTAGAAGATACACCGTGCGCAAAGACGCACACAGCAATAATGTCATTTATCACCTTTCCCCCGGTGTGCCTCCGGGGGATTTTTTTAATTACTCACAACTTCTTTTTCTGCATTCATCAGCGCCCACTGTGCCTGAGCGTTTTGAATCGCCTCTTCTGCATTGAATGATTGTTCCGAAAATCGTTTAGTACCAACACCACATCCGGAACACTCGACGTAATAAACATAGAAACTGATCGCACCGTCAGTTTCCGGCTTTGTCATCACCATTGGCTCACACTGACATAATCTGCATACTGTCATTTTTACCTCACAGGATATCCGGCAGCGCGTTGTTGACTGAGTGGATCGTTGCGATACCTTCCACAATGGCATCTGGCCCACGGCGAACGCCCACACCATGACCGTTTTTAACGGTTACATCTCCCGTCACTATCCCTGTGGCATAGTTCAGCCAGGCGCATCCAGCTTGGCTGGCGATAGTTCCTGCCGTATTCCCCAGCCTCATATTCCCGTCCATCACAACAGGCCCGTATTTTGTGTCGCCGTGAATATCACACTGCGCATTTTCAATAGCCACCATTCCGCCTGAGACATTAAAATTGAATGTCCCTCCGTTGATTACCATTTTCGTAAACTCATGGTTTGAAGCCCCCTGGGCAGACTGACCGGCCTGATCGCCGTTATAACTACCATTACAGCCATTCAGGATCATTTTTCCGGCACCGCCTACAGGCGCATGCTGCCCGAAGCCATCATTTGAAATCCGCCAGGCACGCACGTTATTACAGATGATCAACTCATTTCGCCCCGTACCACCAACACCGGCATTCGCACAGTACTCAATAACGGAGTTATTGACAGTCAGGAAACCGGTGCCTGCCGGTTGCGTGGACAGTCCGCAGGAAATGCCGTTGATCATGCAGTAGCGCGCTACGCAGTCATATACCGTCAGCATCCCGAAACCAATTGCGCTAACACCGAAATTTCGCCTTGAAACCTCAATGGTGTGCAGGTTTGGACTGGAATCATCAGGTAACCGGATATAAATAATGCCTCCGGTATACCCATACTCACCCGCCGCCGGGGTGGTGGGCGTCCCGGTGTTTTGAACCAGCTTATACAGGAAGTCGTGTCGATCCCCGACCGTCTCCGTCATTGTTGTGACCACAACCTGAAGCACTGAGGTATATCCCAGTGTTTTCTGGTAAACCTGGCCGTTCTGAGTCCACCCGGATGTATGTTCTTCTGATCCAAAGGTGTACCACGGTTCGCCGTCAACGCCGGATAAGGTCACATTCTCGGTGGTGTTAAATACGACTTCCTGTCGTAGCGGAGAACTTTCCGGGGCAATAATCCGGATTTCATAATCGGAAAGACCGAGGCATAGCCCCTGCGCCAGGCCGAGACTGTTCACCGGATCATCGACTGACCCTTTTCCCGACGCTTTTCCTCTGACCGTATCCACATAAAGCGGATTAGGAGGATAATTTCTTAACACGCCTGGTGTTGGCCAGGCCGTCCGCCATGACTGGTAAACACTCATTTAAGCCACCTTTGTCAGTCTGACGGCAAGTAATGCGATGGCAGTGGGCAGGGTATCGCTGGAAGACGCGCCATTTCGTCCGATGCGAAGGGTGGTATGCCGTGTTGGGTCAACGGTGAGATCAAGCTCTAATTGTGTTTCCACTGCAATAAACGGTGTGCCATTAACCGGAACGACTGCAGCATAACCTGCAGGCTCCTGATTGAATGACTCACCGGCAGACCAGCTATGCCGCTCACCAGAAAGGCTCACATTGAAATTGTTGTTAGCAACGAGGTTTGTCCAGATCAGAGAGATACGCATTTTTGACCAGTGAGACGGCAGGTCTATCATTTTGGTGATGGATGCGTTTACCCCATGAGTGAACTGCCAGCCCGCGAGGCGACTGGCTATCATGCCAAAGCTGGCACTCCCCACAGCAAGGTCAAAGTCTTTCGCCGGAATGGTAATTTTTGCCATCGCGTTTGCAGGATCGGCCTTTATATCGTCGACTTCCACCTGTAGCTCAAGGAATTGTTGTTTAGTGGGTAACGTTGCCGCTGCTTCAACAGCCGTATCCCTGGCCTGAAAAACATCATCAGTGATGGCATCCACCTGTTTCTGATATCCCTTCATGGTGGGGAGCTCATCACCACCTCGGTTTTGCCATGTATCAGCTTCACTGTTCATGGCGCGATCAAGATCGCCAGCATTACGTAACAAGACCTCTGGTGTCGTCGAGCCGAGTGGAGGAGTCAGGGCCATGTTTTTTGCTCCAAAAAGAGGCTTCGCCCAAACGAGGGTTTGAGCGAAAAGAGTTAATTAGGGGAATTTATGGTTTTAGGCGACGTCGCCGGGGTATGTGGCGTCGTCGTACTGGTAGAAAATTTCTTTATATTCAGGTGCAGTAATCTGACAGTTGCTGTCACCTGATGGGGCAACCTCCTGGACTATCCCATGCCGCGCACCCTTTTCACTGTCGCAGAACAATAACTTCGGCAGATCAATATCTGGGTCGTCCATAATCCAGTCGCCGGGATGCAGATCGTCGTTGTACGGCACCGTCAGCGTGAAATCATCTACCCGTTGCGGCGTGAGCATTCGCGATGATGGTCGACCGTCCTGAAACTGTATCCAGCAGCGAGGATTCGCGTAGCTCCAGTCCAGTGGCTCCGTAACGTGCAGCGTAATTTCCTGGAAGTCGTAAATCATCGCGTCAATCAGGCAACTTTGGGTTTTCCCGGTTGGAATGTCGTCGGACAAAATGATGTGATCACCGAAGTCATGACACCATCCCAGCATTGAAGTCGTAGCCGTATACGTTCGGCGCTGGTGAAGATATTTCATTAACCGACGCATCCCGATACGCCAGGCGCGATCTGCAGTCATGGCAACATCAATGGTGTATGCCTCCGTTTTGCGCGGAAAAGGATTTTCCGGCGTCCGGCACTGTACGGTTTCCTCCGCCCAGGTCACAGAGTTGATATATTTCACATCCACGCCATCAAAATCATCCTCCGACGGGACCCTGAATGACGTCTGCATTTCCTCGACGGTATCCTGAGGTGTAATGATCCCTGTCCAGCTTTTGACGCCCTCTCTCCCGACAGAAAGCAACCCGTCAGATAGCAGAAAATACCCCATGCCAGCCTCGGCTATTTTGTCGAAAATATCCTTTGCTGATGTGCTGTCACTGCTTGCCTGGTGATCAAAATATTCTCCCCTTGGCGTCCAGTAGGTAGCCTCCAGCGTACTGAGCGCCGCAATGTCGATCTGGTCGTCGCGATATCCCAGACTGCGGGCAAGATGCAGGAACGCACCGCTGATTGTCCTGTCACCACCGCCATCATAGTTTCGCGTGGCGACAACACTCACACGCTTGTCTGACTGCGCCGCCAGCTGGCCGCCGGTTTCTACCGTGATCCCTATTGTTGATATCCCTGCGTAGGAGGTCGGACGGGAAAGCAAACGACCTCTGAGCGCCTGCCAGAACATGCTGTCTCTCGCGTTATTGCTCCCCTGCTCGTTACGGCGGCGGCATCGAACCTCCACCAGCCCAGGAGAGGACAGATCAAAACGCTCTGTAAAACCGAGGCCATTAATGTTTTTAAGCGCGTAAACCCCTGGCTTACTCGTCCACCCTGATCCGGAACCATAAACGCGATACTGGATTTCATACTCGACATGGCGGACCCGCTTATTCCCGTTGTTCTGGAACCCGCAAATCCCGTTTGGGAAAGCAAAGTTGACCTCGAAGGCGTCCACAACTTCATTCTGCGGGCAGGCCAGAAAGGGGCCTAGCCAGGTTTCATTATCGTTAATACCAGACGCGGCAAAATCCACGACGGTACGGGTCATAAAGCCTGACCAGGTGCTGTCAACGACACCGTTAACCACACGCTGTACGGTCGCAGAGGGGCCATCAGTAGACGCTATCTGGTATTCGTTGCCACGGTGCGCCAGGGAAATCCGCTGGGTGCCTTCCGGCAATCCGGAAAAGGCAGTGCCAGAATCGTATGCCAGCGTGACGCTGGCTGTTACCGCAGGGCTTCCGCCACTGGAGGCTGCACCAGCAGTAAATACCGGGCTGTCACCAAATACTGACGCAGGCAGGAAAGATGACGTAATGGAACCGCCACGCCAGGGGCTGGAGATCTCGACGATACGTATCACGCCGCCATCATCCTGAGCAATGAGCCCCGAACCATTCAACCCGCCATTAATCGCTGTGAGCAAGCCAGACATTGTGCCGTAGTTGGCGACCAGAGATATGGTATAGGTGATACCCTGCCAGGTCAGAGCAAAGGTCTGGCTGGTTGTCGTAAAGTCATACGTTGACGGCGACGCACTGGCGCGTAATACCGCAGTCGCTCCCCCTGTTCCCGGAACGGCGTCCTGGTGAGGAGTATACGTGGCGATCTGCAGATCATAGTCAGTACCGTTAAACGTTAGGGTGACAGGCATTCCGCTGAATGGCGCAATCTCTGACACGACGTCGCCTGTCAGCACGTTAAAACCGCCCTCGATGGATACCTGATAATTCACTGGCGCTTTCAGGGTGACAATTGAACCGGCGATCCAGCCAGGAGGAAGTTTGTTCTCATCCTCGTCTTCATCATTATCATCATCGACATCGAGGCCAGAAAACGAGACAGAGGCACCGCTGACGGTCATGGCATCAGCAACGATATCACTGGCTTCAGGGGCAGTCTGAGCCATATCGAGGCCGCTGCCGCTCGACGTTCCCCCAACTTCCGTTGAGTTGAACCATATCTCACTGCGACGATCCCCGGCCACATTATCGCCAGGCCCATAGCTGGTATATGAAAAGCCCTCGCCTAAGGTCAGCGCCGGAGTTTCTCCTACCCGAAAATCCCCACCGGTATAGGAGAAACGCCCATATCCAAGGCAGACAAACATTTCGACCGTCATTCTGGTGGGATCAGCGGGGTCGAATCGCGTTACCGGCTGCACCAGGTAATCCGGGTATATCCGGTTTCGCCCAAAAGCTTCCCTAACGGGATCGCCAAGCTTCGCTGTATTGGCTTTAGCCGGATTCAGATCCAGCGATGAAGCGTTACTGGATGAAAAGCCACCCAGCTCTGGTTTTGGGGCAAAGAATAATGCATAGGCCGTAGACGCAATGGATACGGCCACAGAAACCCACGCGGCAATTTCAAGCCCCGTGCCATACGGAATGGGATATATCCGCACGTCGCTGTCTGGCCGCAACAAACATAACGGCCATTCCGCCGGGGGGACTGCCTGGCCGTTCAGCTCGATCACGACAGGATGAGTTTTATCCTGTGAATAGCTCGGGACATTTCTGCTCATCCACTCATGCAGCGTCAGCACACCATGCTCGTGCGTTTCAAGGGGTTCACCCGGTAGCCGGGACGGGTAAAACTTTATCGTCATTGCCAGAACTCCACGCGGTTAAAGCGACGGATAAATCGCGACAGTGGCAGAAACGTAACCCCCGAGCCTGGATTGCATTCCGCGACCTGCAGCTGGTTATCGAGCATCACAACGATCCCAACATGGGAAACCGTTGAACCCGAATAGCAAGCCACTCCGGCACCTTCACAGGGTTCACAACGTTTCAGCGTAAGCATCAGCTTTCTCGCTTCCCGGTCGAGGCCCCCGCCTTCTTTGGTCACACCTGCAAAATCCGGCCATTCAGGTAGCCCCAGGTCGCGACGTATCTCATTTACAATGCCGAAGCAGTCGAGCTGCGGATATACGCGCCCGCCCTTCAGCCAGATGACTGAACGGTATTTATCAGGGTTAAACATATTTGCCTCAGATTAGTAACGTAAGCCCGGATGCTCGGCGAGGTTGTAACGTTTACGGGGCCAGGCTGTTTTGAGGACATTCATATAGCCTGCCGTGACCTGAACTGCTGTCGGGGTCCAGGAGCCGGATTTGATATCGAGCGTATACGGTGATGATGCCGGAGCAGACAGATCGGATGAAATGTACCGCCGGAATGTCAGCGTGGCTGATTTCATTTCATCCAGAATTTTATCGATCGCCTCAGAAACCCTTCCGTCAATATTGCTGATAGCAAACTTTAAATCCTGTGTCCCGTCGGCGTTCCTGGCTGGTAAGGCGATATCTATCGCGCTGGCCTCAAACGTCACCGGCTGACCATTTTCCAGCGTCACTGAAACGTCATCCCAGCCACTGGTTAGCCAGTAGTTATCATCTCCTGCCGATATCTGCAGCGTATCGTGAATAACCTCCGATCCGCTGCTGGCATATAGCCGCTCAAGAATTGTCATGCTTCGGCCACTCTCTGTTTAGCGCAATATCCAGTAACGACTGGCCCGCCAGCCATTCTGGGTAATTTCCCCAACCAGAAGGCGGTAACGGGCGCTCCCATAATTCCAGCGTTGCGCTGTACTGCCAGTATTTTGGCGCGACCAGCGTCGGCCCTTCGTAAATATCCACGAACCTGGCTTTATAGGGCTTTACCCCGATGGGAGTCTGGAGTTTCAGATAGAACCA